GAAATTTCACGCTGAGTACGTATCTGATCCTACTCGAATTATCGAGGAATGTGCCTTACGAGAATATGTGAAAGCGCCAGAAGATGATTACGTTCCTGAACAAGGAATTCCACTTAGACAAAACCAAAAGTCTAAAGCAATTCAAAGCGCACCAAAAATGCGTACGGCGTTTTCACAAATGTCCTCACGTCGTGCGCGACGAAATGATCCGCGTTTGGAAGCACAGTGCTTTAATGGAGATGAGGAAACACCACAATCAACAGAACCAAAATTGGCGAAGTTTGCAATTCCAAAGATTGTTTCTAATCAAGTGAGATTGACATTTGATGAAGCATATGCAACAAAAGGAGAAGAAGTCTACTTGAGAGAGTTGAGAGATCTACACCATCGTACACTTGATTGGGAACGTATAGAAGAAGAACAAGTTATCCACCCTCTTGATCGTGCAGAACAAATTGACCATGATGACAAGCGAGCATTCCCTATACAACCACTGCCATCAGTGCGTGATTCATTGTATGAGCCTATGTCAAACGCCAGAGTCCCACAGCCTCCAGTAACGGACAGTCTTACGATGAAAAAGATGTATTGCTCTGCAGCGCCTACGCTATCAGAAGAAGATTTGCGAGAATTTCGTCTGAAGCAAGGACGAGAATTAGCACGAGATGCTGGACGAAGTGAATTTTCTGATCGTGTTATTGAATTGATTGGTGAGCCATCCCGATTGATGACACGATTTTCTGCATGGTCCAGTAATGATGATGAACAAATTATGGTTCAACCACATGTGGATTACAAAGGAAAAATTTTCTATAATGATCCTGTTGAAGTGCCAGATAGATATCTTGGCGATGAGATCCAAAGGAAAAGAGAAGCTAAGCCTGGTGACATTATTACAGTTCGCCGCGAAGCTCCACTTTGGAGAAAAATGCTTGCAGCACCTATAAAAGCCATGGGATTTGCTCAAAGTTTTGTGCCAATTATTAAGGACCAGAGTCTACAGCGAGATAATGCTGAGTACTGGAAAAAAGAAGCAACAAATCTTGAACATGCTGTGTCAACGATTCAAATGACATCATGGGCAATTTTCTTGGCCTTAGCGATGGTCACGATGAAACGAATGATCGCTGCCGTTATGCCTTTCTTTAGCAAAAAACTGCAGGCACAAGAGTACAATCAACAAAATGAGGTTGTTAACAATCAGTTGTCCAAACATATGGTTCGTCTTGAACTTGAAGCACTTGATGAAAACAACGAATTCGAAAGAGTTTGTGTTATTGGGGCTATAGATGTTGGAAACGGCATTTTTGTTACTCCAAAACACTTCATGTATCGGTTTTCAGCAGTACCAGTGCAAAGATCGCGTATTACTGTCACGTTTGAAACGCGTGGCCCAGTTATTATTCCAGGCGAAAACGTGAGTGCGGCTCAATTTGAAGATAGTGCAGACATTGCCTTCTTGCAAATTAAGAATATTCAAAGCTCCAAGAGACTTGCACACCACTTTGTCTCGAAAGATCAAAAACCGAATCTGTCAGCATGTTACTTATATGGGCCTCGGAGTGTAGCTTATGGAGAAAAATTCAATCATAGCTTACTTACAGTAGCAAACGTTGCACTTGAAAGCAAATTTGTTTACCAATTGCCAAATAAACAAAGTAGGCAATATTCTTGGCCACACATTGATGTTGTTTCAGACGAAGGATACCGATACACTGGTGTCATGACGGTTAATGGTGACTGTGGAATGGCACTGTGTCATACGGATGAACAGAAAAATGCCAAAATTCTAGGCTTCCATACGGCTGGCTCAGGAGACGGAATTGGCTACTCTCAGAAAATAACGAGAGAAGATATTGAAGCTGCCTATGATTACTTTGGCGTGGATGTTGAAGTGCAAGCATACTCCCTTGAAAAAGTTCCAACATTTTTGGAGAGAAAACAACCACTGTTGTCAGAACGGTTGAATATTGTTGGACAAGCAACACTTGTACCTACACCAATTGGAACAGTGCAAATGAAACAAACTCCAGCGATGCACACAAAATATACCAAAAGTTTGATGGCTGAAGCAATAGAACAAGATTTGGGTATTTCACCTAATTTGCCTTCAGCCATTACTCCAAGAAAAATTGCAGGAGAAATGGTTTATCCACTTGCAAATGGCATTATGAAATTGTCGTCAAGCACAAACTTGTTGCCAGATACGCTAGTTGAAGATGCGGTTTTCTGTGTTTCAGCAGCAATGGAAAGAAATTCTATGCCAATAGCTGAACGAGTAATTCTCACAGAAACAGAGACTATTAATGGTTTTGGAGCAATGAGACAAATTGAAATGAAGACTTCTGCAGGTTGGCCGTGTACTAGTAAATCGACCTCAAATGGAAAATTGCCTTGGTTTGAATGTGAGGAAGCAGATAACGGGAAGAAAACGTATACTGCTCTACATCAACTTCATTCAATGTGGCAAGATCGAGTGGAAGCAGCAAAGCAAGGAATTGCAGTGCCTACGCTATTTGTGGCAACTTTGAAAGATGAACCAAGAGCAGTTGAAAAAGTAGAAGCAGCAAGAACAAGAGTGTTTCAAGTTGGTCCTATTGATCTCACGCTAGCTTTGCGCCAATATTTTGGTGCTTTTATTTCAGAAAGTCAGAGTCACCCAGTTACTAGCGAGATAGCCATTGGCATTAATCCAAATTCACCAGATTGGAATATGTTGTACGGCAGATTGAAAGCTACTGGCACACACTTTATTGCTGGAGACTACAAGGATTATGATTCTACTTTGTCCTTGCAAATTGGAAAAGCTTTTACTACTGTGGTGAACAACTACTATGGAGATTCTGAAGAAAACAGACTGGTGAGAGATACGCTAGTTACGCAACTCTTCTCTAGTACTCAAGTAGCAAGTGACACTGTATACGAATGTTGGCAAGGAAATCCAAGTGGAGACGCTTTAACTACTATCATCAACTGTGTATCTAACATGATCTTGATGCGAGTTGCATTTGCGCAGATAACTGGACTATCCATGGACCAATTCGAACAGAATGTTGCAGCTACTTTCTATGGTGACGATCATGTGTTGTGTGTGAGTCAATACGCAGCAGATAAGGGTTTTAACATGATATCCCTGTCCCAACACTTTGCACGAATGGGAATGAAATACACTACAACAACTAAAGACGCTGTCAACCTTGATTTTGTCGAAGAACAGGATTTGCGTTATTTGCAGAAAGGTTTTCGATTTAGCCCAGAAATTGGCTTGGTTGTTGCAATTGCAGATTTACGTAGTGTACTGGACAGTTTAATTTGGATTAGAACTGATCCAACCAATGCGGACGATATGTTGGCAAGATGCAATTCGTGCTTGCTAGAAATTACTGGCCTTGGCAGACGAACGTACGAAGCCACAAGACATTTCATCAGGAAGTGGATTTTGTTTGCAAAAGAAGATGCTGGCTTGATAGTGGATGCAACAAAATTGTTTACGTTCTCAAAATGCATGGAAATTCAGTATCCAGAACAACAAATAGTACCGGCAACGATCCACATGAATGAGTGTCAACACTCGAGCGTATTTAGAGCGCATACGTCGGAAGGTAAAGGAAAACCTGCAACAAAGAAGCAAATGCGAATTGGTAAGAAAGCGTTGAGACGTATGAAACACTGGATGGCTCAAATGGATCAAAGTACCGATTCAGGCCTGGATGTTTCTGATGACATTTAT